ACTGGATCAAAGTTTCTTTCTGTTGCTTCTTGGTAATCATCACAGCACCACAACGACTGGACTAGTGAAGGAATTATTCAGGACTCAAACAAGAAGCGTTTGAGCACATGGAGTTCAGCGAAGTGGGATGACGGTCTCACCCAGTGGTGCTGTACTTGCCAAGAGGCTCATTGGGGAAGTTCACCACGATGAAAAAATATTCGGAATCCGTTTGCAATGGATCGGTGCATAGGTAATACTTAGATCATGCCCAGTGGGGGCAGATGTTCAAGAGGAGGACATAGAAATGCAAGGACAAAAGTTCAACTACAAAGGTCAAGAGTGGATCGTTAGAGAAGTCCTAGAGGCTTCAGATAGTTTCAGGTCACAACTTGGCTGGACACATATTGCTGGAGTGATGCGCCCGAAGGGTACGAAGGTTTACTACGCAAATCTTTTGGTCACTGATGGTGAAATTGCTCAGTCGTTGGTGGTGCTGTGATGATTACCAAGAAGCAACAGAAAGAAACTTTGATCCAGTTGTACACACTCTGGAACGCTTTGATAGAACAAGCCACTAGTCAAGGGATGGATGAAACAGAAGCAGCAAGATTCGCTTCCCGTGAGATGGATGAGTTCGTTAAAGAGTGCGCTGCACTGTCTAAGTAAAAAGGATTACCCCTCGTGGGGTCTGTCTCTCACTGATCGGGGAGGCAGACCCCATTTCTTTTATGCAACACTAGAGATCTAATGAAACACACAAGGAACAAATAAACATGGGCGGAAAAGGTAGCGGAGGACATAACAGGAAACCGATTGAACGCAAACAGCGCATCGGCAATCCATCTGGTCGCAAGTTGCCTAAGCCTTCACCCGTTGCTGATGTAGTTGCGTTGCCGACTTCTCATGTTCCTGAACCTCACCGACCTTTAGGTTCACAGGGTTTGCGTTTATGGCAACAGGTCTGGGTGTCAGGTGCTGGATGGTTGAAACAACAGATGGACACCGAACTAGTTTTGATGTTATGTGAAGCGACAGAGGAGAGAACTCGCTTGCGTTTCCGATTACAGGAACGACCAGATAGTTGGCGTGACCGTAGAGCGTTGAGAGAAATTGATCGTCAGATCATCACGCTGTTGGGTCAGATAGGATTCACTCCATCAGAGCGAGGATTGTTAGGACAAGGGGAAGTGAAACAGCATGAGTTCAGTGACCTCCACAGGCGCATTGCCGAAAAGCGTTCAGCCTCTAAGTAAATGGCAGCCTGCGTTCTATACGCCAAGAAAATATAGAACGACTGACGGTGATGAACTTATAGAGTTCGCCGAAGCACACTTCCAAGTGTTGAAAGGTTTCAAGGCTGGACTTCCTCTACAGTTCACCGACTGGCAGAAGTGGTTGATGCGTGGACTGTTGGAACGCAACGATACGACTATGCGTTTGAGATATCGCCGTGCGCTAGTGGGTCTGCCTAGAAAGAACGGCAAGTCATTGATGATGAGTGCGCTCGGTGTGTATTCAATGATCGCTGGAGAAGCAGGCGGAGAGATCTATGCGGTAGCGAATGACCGTCAGCAGGCAAGAATTATTTTCAATGAAGCAAAGCAACAGATTCAGAACAGCCCGTTGTTGAACAGCGAGGCAAAGATATATCGGGATGCGATTGAGATGCCACGATTCGGTTCGGTGTTCCGTGTTCTCTCTAGTGAAGTGAAAGGTCTCGCAGGACTTAACCCATCCGTTTCTTTGATTGACGAAATCTGGGGGCAATCTAACAGTGACCTCCTAGACCAGATGCAGTTAGGTTCAGGCAACCGTATTGAACCAATCAGCATCAGTATCACGACAGCAGGCTACGATCTTGACTCCCCTGCAGGACAGATGTATCAGTACGGCAAACAAGTTGCTGCAGGAGAAGTGCAAGACGAATCTTTTGGGTTCTATTGGTGGGAAGCACCAGCCGATTGTGATCTGAAAGACAGGAAGGCAAGACTGATCGCTAACCCGAACCTCGCTGAAGGTCTGTTATCGCACGAGGATTTTGATGCAGCCGTGAAGCAGTCAAGTGAAACATCTGTTCGCCGTTGGAGGTTGAATCAGTGGGTGCGTTCACAGGAGTCGTGGCTTCCAGAGGGAGCGTGGGCACAGTGCGTTGCACCAGAGATACAACTAGATCCAGACCTTCCAGTGTGGGTTGGGATTGACATGGCATTGAAGCGTGACACGATTGGAATCTGTATCGCACAACCTCAAGGGGAAAGGTGTGTCGTTAGGGCAAAGATTTGGAATCCAGAAGTGGATGGCATTGATATCGCTGGCGTAGAAGCATATTTACGAGAGATCCATAACAGTTATGAGGTTCGGGAGTTTGTGTACGATCCTGCGTTCTTTGAGAGATCAGCCGAAGCACTATCAGATGAAGGAATGAACCTCGTGACCTTTCCCCAGAGTGCATCACGAATGATCCCTGCCTGCGGTAATGCCTACGAAATGATCGTTTCCAAAAAGGTTGCCCATGATGGGTCACCAACTTTCACGGATCAGGTTTTATCTGCAGCGCAACGCATGAGCGATAAAGGCTGGACACTCTCTAAAGGAAAATCAAGGAGAAAGATAGACTCGTGCATCGCTATGGTTATGGCATTAGATCGTGCAACAACTAAACCCGTAGAAACAATCACCCCGTCAGTATTGGATATCTGGTCATGAAACTAAGAGAAGTAATCACTACAGCAGTTGAATTAGTTGGTGCTATTTGTATCGTTGTCGGTATCGCCTCGTTTAGTGTTCCGATCAGTGTTATTGTTCTAGGCGTTCTCTTGGTAATCGGTGGAGGCTTGGCAGCATGAGTTTGTGGAAAAAATCTGAACAGCGAGCACTGCCTACAAGCATTGACCCGTATCAGATAACTGCTCGCCCGTTGTTTAACAACTGGTCAGGTGAAATTGTTACGGAGATAACAGCCGTTGCACATAGCGCAGTACTTGCTTCAGTCACTATCCTTGCTGATTCCATCGCAGCGATGCCAGTTGAATTGGTAGAGAAAAAGGCAGACAGACTTGTACGACTCGCAACACCTTCCGTCTTTGAGCAACCTAACGACCACCAAAATATGTTTGAGTTCGTGCATCAAACAATGCTTACTCTTGCGTTACATGGCAACGCCTACATTTATGCACCACGAGGCGCAGATGGACTTCCCGTTGAGATGCGCAATATTCATCCCCACGCAGTCAAAGGTATAGCGATTACCGATACAGGCGAATTGATTTATGATCTAGGAAAAGTTCAGTACAGCAGTAAGGATGTTCGTGCAATTCATTGGGCGATTCTGCCTAACCAGTTGCGTGGCATCAGCCCGTTAGAAACTATGCGCAACACTGTCGGCATGGGTCTAGCGATGGATCGTTTCCTCGCACAGTTCTATGGTGAAGGTGCAACACCATCATCAGTATTAGAAACTGATTCGTCACTAACTATTGAACAAGCACGACAGATCCGTGACAACTGGGTTGAATCGCATTACAAGCATCGCAAGCCCGCCGTATTGCAAGGTGGTCTGAAGTGGAGAAGCATCACTACGAGTGCAGCCGATATGCAAATGCTGGAACATAAAGAGTCAATCATCCGTGACATTGCTCGTGTGTACCGAATCCCATTGCATCTGATTCTTGGAACGGGTGGAGATTCACAGACATATCAAAACATTGAGGCATTAGGTTCAGCGTTTTTCAAGTACACACTGCTCGGATGGGTTCGCCGTTTGGAATCTGCGTTCAGTGAAATGTTGCCACCGTTACAGTCTGTTCGTTTCAACCCAGAGGAGTTTTTGCGTGCTGACCTCATGACTCGTGTTCGTGCGCAACAGTCACAGATCATGTCTGGAACTATGACACCTAACGAGGCTCGTGAAATTGAGAATCGTGAACCGTATGAAGGTGGCGATCAGTTTGTTCTCGGTGTCGCTGGCGCACCTATGGCTGGCGTTGAGGGCGGAGACTTGCCAACACTCGGAACAGATGCAGAACCACCTAAGAGGTAAAACATGAAAGCATACAAAGTTAATGTCACCGATACCGTTGTGAATCTTGTTCCAGTGGACAATATCAATCGCCCTGTATATGTTCAGATTGAAGGCAACAACACTGTTTATATTGGTGGATCTAATGTAACATCAGATCAAGGTTTTCCTATTGTGAAACACACTGCACCAATTCAAGGTGGTCTCGGTGTTGGTGATGGACTCTGGGGTATCTGCGCTTCAGGTCAAACCGAAACTATCCGCATCATCACGATTGATTCAGACTAATGCCATACGGAATTTCGCAGAACCAATCCGACTGCTCTAATTGGGCTGCAGTAAAAATTGAATCAGATGGATCAGCAACAACGCTTGAGTGCTACACCACAAAGCAAGATGCAATAGATCGTATGGTCGCACAGTCTCTTGCTGAAGGTTTAGAACCAGCAGGCGAAGTTGGAAATCAAAGACAACTTATGGAAGTTGAATTAGAGGATGACACCGATGAAATGCTTGAAGGCTTATCGGAGATGGACGAAAAAGGATTGAGCGGCAGACAGTTTGCGATGTATGAGTTCTACGAAAAACTTGCTGAACAGTTCGGGATGTTCAATCAAGGTGATGGTGCTAATGGTGCACATTATGTTGCCGAGTCACCTTTCGCTGACAGTGGTTTGATCTGTGGCAACTGTGTCCTTTATGAAGGCGGTCAGGCTTGCGAAGTAGTTGAAGGTCGCATATCGCCTAATGGTATTTGCAAACTCTGGGTGATCAATGAGGAACTGCTCGGAATCAAGTCAGAGGATTCTGCACCAATGATTGAACCAGAGGAGGAGTATGAGGAATCAGAACTCCGTGCGATTGATCTTTCTGCACCAGCATTTATGAGGGCATCAGCGAAGCGTGGTCTTGCTTTACATGAGCAAGGTTTATCGGGTGACGGTCTCGTGCCGCAAACCGTTGAGGATGCAAGAAAAATGGCTTCAGGTGAAGTGACCGAAGCAAAGTGGAGAAAGATCGGTGCGTGGATAGCCCGACATATTGATGATCTGGATGCGGTGCAGGGTGATGAAATCACTGCAGGTCTTGTCGCAATGTTGCTCTGGGGTGGTGGTGCTAGTAAAGCATCGGCTCGTAGGGCACAAGAATATGCGTATCGTATTGTTGAGAGGCTGGATGGTGAACGGGCTGCAGCACCAGCGAAGGATCAAATATTCGGTAGCGAAAAGAATCCTGCAGGCTCGGCAAAAGATCAGGGCGGTGGAATTACCCTGAACGAATCAACGGAAAAAGCATTACAGAACAAAGCCGATGAGCACAACGCCAAGATGAAAGAGGATGACAAGCCAGACTGGACAAAGGTTCGGGTCGGGGCATTGAAGTCTGTTTATAGGCGTGGGGCTGGGGCGTTCTCTACTTCGCACAGACCAAACATGACTAGAGGGCAGTGGGCTATGGCTCGGGTCAATGCGTTTCTATATTTGTCTGCTAATGGAAAACCAGAGAACGCTAACTATGTCCAAGACAATGATCTGCTCAACTCTGGTCACCCAAAGTATTCAGAGAACAACGAGTAACATTCTGTGGCAAGATTTATATAAGACAAGTAAGGTGGAACTATGAGCGAACTCGTGCAGTGGATAGCAACAGAAGTGGATGAGAAGCGCAGCATTGCGTATTCTAATCTTGAGGTTCGTGCAGAGAATGAAGGCAAAACACTCGTAGGTTATGCAGCCGTCTGGGATTCCCCTTCGGAGTACATGGGTTTCACCGAGTTTGTTAAGCGTGGTGCGTTCAGTAAAACATTGAATGATGGTGCAGATGTGCGCCTGCTAATTGATCACGAGGGCGTACCGTTGGCTCGTTCTAAGTCTGGCACTCTTGCACTTGAGGAGGATGAGCGAGGCTTGCGTGTTGAGGCTGAACTAGATCCGATGAATCCTGATGCAGCACGAATCATGTCCGCTATGAAGCGTGGCGATCTTTCGCAGATGAGTTTTGCATTCAGAACAGTCAAGGACAACTGGAACAATGACCGTTCGGTTCGTGAGTTGCGTGAGGTTCAACTATTTGATGTCAGCGTTGTTACCTTCCCTGCATATGAGCAGACCGTTGCCGAGTTGCGCAAACGAAATGAGCCTGTTATCGTTGCACCAGTTTCTACTTTGAGCCTGCGTAAAAATCAGGTCGCATTGCAGAAACTTCGCAGCCGTTAGACAGCCGACTTAATTAGTCACTGACCTCCTAACACTGAAAGGAAATACATACACATAATCAGATGATCTTGGAGGTCATATGTCATTCAGTAAATCACTTACAGAAAAGCGTGACGCTGCACTTGTAAAGGCAGAGTCAATCGTTGAAGCAGCACAAGCAGAGGCTCGTGAACTTACCCCAGAACAAGATGCAGAAATCGCTGCAGCATTGGATGAGGTTCGCTCACTTGATTCACAAATCGCTACCCATAGCGAACTTGAAAAGCGTTCAGCAGAAGCAGCAGAACTTCGCAAAGAAAAGAAGTTTGATGCAGTTGCATCACCAGCAGTAGTTAAGTCAGAAGCACGCACCTACAGCCCACAGGCTGAAGTTTCGTTCGTTGCTGATGCTTACGCTGCACAGTTCAACAATGACTTCTCTGCAAAAGAGCGTCTCGCACGCCACATGCAAGAGGAAAAAATTGAACGCCGTGATGTGACCAGTGCAAACTTTGCTGGTCTCGTAGTTCCACAATTCCTTACCGATTTGGCAGCACCGTTTGCTCGTGCAGGTCGCCCGTTCTTGGATGTTGCTCGCAAGCATGAACTTCCAGCATCAGGTTTGACTATCAGCATCAGCAAGGTCACGACTGGATCTGCAACCGCAGTACAAACTGAAGGTGCAGCAGTTCAGGAGACCAACATGGATGACACGAAACTAGATGTTTCCGTTGTCACTGTTGCTGGTCAGCAGAATGTTTCCCGTCAGGCTCTTGAGCGTGGCACGGGAATTGATTCATTGGTGATGGCAGATCTCGTTTCTGCATACAACACCAACTTGGATTCGTTGTTCGTAACGACCAGCGCAACATCATTGACGAATACAATCTCACAGGTTGTCACCTACACTGATGCTTCGCCAACTGTTGCGGAACTCTATCCAAAATTGATGGATGCAGTACAGCGTATTCAGACCAACTACTTCGGTGGACCAAACTTCATCCTGATGCACCCTCGCCGTTTGGCTTTCATCCTTGCAGCACTTGACAGCACCAACCGCCCACTGGCAGTACCAGTTGGAAACGGTGCGTTCAATGCTGTGGGTGTTGGACAAGGTTCAGTTGTCTATGGCAACTCGGGCTACACGATTGCAGGCTTGCCAGTAATTACTGACGCCAATGTGATCACCACCAACGGTGCTGGAGCAAACGAGGATGTAATCATCATCGGTAACACCCAAGAGGCACACCTCTGGGAACAGGGCGATGGTTCACCAATGATGTTGCGCTTTGAGCAACCAAAGGGTGCTGAACTTGATGTTCAGATGATTGTGTACGGCTACAGTGCATTTACTGCTAACCGTTACCCAAATGCATTTGCATTGATTGGCGGCACGGGATTGGTAACACCAACCTTCTAAAGCCGATAACTACATTTCGGATTAGAGCCGAAAGACCGCCAGCATCTTGAACGGTGTTGGCGGTCTTTCTTTTTCTACCGTGTATGATCAACAACTATGAATAAACAAATAGAAGCACTACTCATTGAGCGTCAAGGCTACGAGCGCAGAGGATTGAAGGATCGCATTAAGGCTGTAGATGCAGCGTTACGAGAACTTGGATTTGATCATAAATATATGACAGATGAAACTGAAACAGCATCCGTTGAACCAGCAACAGAGCGCACTGTTCGTAAGGCTGCATCAAAGCGTAAGGCATAATCAATGGCAATCGTTAATGGTTACTGCACCCTCGCTGAAGTTAAATCAGCCCTTCGCCTAACAGACAATGCGGATGATGGACTATTAGAGAAGGCGATTGAGTCTGCGTCTAGGCGCATTGATGGTTACTGCGGTAGATTCTTTTACAAGACTGCATCTACAGCAATTAATATCTATCCGATCAACGAATATCTGTTGAGGATGCCAGAGGACTTGGCAACTAGCACTGTCACTATCAAGATTGACACGACAGCAAATGGAACTTATGCAACCACGCTCACACAGGGAGTTGATTACATCCTTGAACCAACTAACGCTGCGCTTCGTGGATACCCATATGTTCATGCCCGTATGGTTGGCGGTGCAACCTTCCCTCTATATGTAACGCCTTCGTTTCCTACTTGTCAGGTCACAGCACAATGGGGTTGGAACGCTGTTCCATCTGATGTGTCACAGGCTTGCGTATTGCTTTCTATGAGACAGTTCGCAAGGCTTAACGCTGCGCTAGGTGTTGTCGGCTTCGCTGATATGGCATTACAGGTTCGTGCCGTTGATCCTGATGTACGAGATCTACTGAATCAGTATGTGGCGTTCGGAGTTCTCTGATGCCAGCAACCGTTTCCCAAGTTGCTGAAGGATTGAAAACACGCCTCGCAACTATTTCTGGGCTACGCACTTTCTCATATCAGCCTGAACAGGAGAACCCTCCGTTCGGATACCCAGAGATCAACCGTATTGATTATCACCGTGCGTTTTCAGGTGGTGATGTGGTTATGGATTGGACAATATATGTGATCGTGGGGCGTTACCTTGACAGAACAGCACACGCATCGCTGGATGATTACCTATCGTATTCAGGTGCTAAGAGTGTTCGTGCAGCGATTGAGGCTGATCCGACTCTCGGTGGCGTATGCTCTACGCTCATAGTACGATCAGGTGCAGACATCACCAGCCTTGATTCTGGCGGTGCACAGTTTCTCGTTATACAAATGCAAGTGGAAGTCCACGGATAGGAACATCATGACAACTTACAAAGTATTAAGCGACAGGTTCGCTCTTGGAGAAATAGGTAAGACAGTGGACAGTGATGCTCTTGCTGGGTGTAACATTGCAGCGTTGGTTGAAGCAGGACACCTTGCTGAAGTCAGTGCAAAGTCAAAGTCAGTAACAAGCGAACAGGATAAATAATCATGGCTCAGATCGTTCTCAAAGATGTTGGAATCACTATCAATGGCACCGAATTGTCAGACAGGTCAAACTCTGTAGAAGTCAATTACGAAATTGAATCAGTGGAAGTTACCGCATTTGGTGGTAACCGTTCATTCGTTGGTGGATTGCAGAACAACACTTGCACAGTTGAATTGATGCAGGACTTCGCTGCAGCCAATGTTGAGGCAACTATCTTTCCGTTGGTAGGAACACAAACCACTTTGACTTTTGAGCCTGTCAAGTCTGCTGGCGCACCTTCAACAACGAACCCTACCTACACGATTACGGGTGCATATCTTGCGAGTCACACACCGATCTCGGGTGGTGTTGGCGAAGTCGGTATGACTTCACTCACCTTCACAGGTGGAACGCTGGTAAAGACAGTCGCATAAGTAAATAAAACAACTAGAAGGAGTGGCGATGAAAATTGCTTTAACAGTTGAGTTTAATGACGGTACGAAATCTGAAGTGGATGCAGTGTTCGCTGACTTTGTTTCGTTTGAGAGAACATGGCAACGAAGTGTTGCTCGTTTTGAGACAGAGATTCGTTTGACCGATCTCGCATGGTTGGCTTGGCATAGTGAGACTCGCACACGCAAAACAAGTATGAAGTTTGATCCAGACTGGATTAACACTGTCGCTACGGTTGAGATCCGTGAGGAAGTAGAAACCCCAAAAGCCGACTAGGTGACGACTCCGCACATTGGATCGTTGCCTTCCTAGCCTGCGAAACAGGTATTGCACCTTCAGCATTGTTAGCCGAAAGCGATGTGATGATTCAATCAATGTTGGATTATCTGAACAAGAGAGCAGAACGGGCTAATCGCAAACGGTAGTAGTATCGGCGTACTATGGGCATCAATGTGGAAGTGTACGGAGTTCGTGAAACTCTTGCAGAGTTACGCAAGTATGAGCGTGAAACATATAACACTATTGAAAAGGATCTCAAGTTATCTGCAAAGCCTGCAGCCGAAGCGGTAGGTCGTGAGTTCCCTGACGAACCACTATTGAATTGGCATACATCTGGAGGTCGTAGAGGTAAGGCAAGACTCCCTGAATATAACGGGAGTTCAGCAAAGAACAAAGTTCGTGTCGCTGTCTCTACTAAGAAACCAACAGGCATAGGGCAACATGGTTTGATCCGTTTGCAACAGTCTGATGCAGGTGGTCAGGTTTATGACTCGGCAGGATCTGCTGTCGGTTCTGGTCGTGGTGCAGGTGCTACTGCAGGTCAAAAGTTTGTTGCGAATCTTGACAAACATCTAAGGGTTAAAACACGACAGGGCAAATACCGTTCCCGTGTAATGTATCCTGCAACCGAAAAACATTTGCCACTAATTGAGAAAGCAGTTGAGATTTCAATTCGTAAGATTGATGGTGAAGTACAGAAGCGATTGAACGGATAACCCTATGGCAGTTGGCGTAAATATAGTCAGTACATTTGACAGTAAGGGAATCGCTAGGGCTATTAAGGATTTCCAAAAACTTGAGGGCGCAGGAAATAAAGCCACCTTCGGTTTGCGAACCTTTGATAAAGGTGTAACCAATACGCTTAAGACTGTCGGAAAACTCGCTGCAGGTGTTGGTGTCGCTGCAGGTGCTATTGGTTACAAACTTGCCTCGGCTGCATATGAATCCCAGAAAGTTATGGCGCAGACCACTGCGATCATTAAGGCTACGGGTGGTGCTGCAAATGTGACAGCAACACAGGTGAGCAGTTTAACAAAAACACTTTCTACACAGATCGGTGTAGATGATGAACTGATCCAAAAGTCAGCCAACCTTTTGCTCACCTTTAAGCAGGTACAGAATCAAGTTGGAGCGAACAACCAAATTTTTGATCGTGCTGTAATCGCCGCACAAGATCTGGGCAATGTTTTTGGTTCGGCTGATGCTGCAGCAATGCAACTTGGCAAAGCATTAAGTGACCCAGAAAAAGGAATCACCGCATTGCGCCGTGCAGGTATTAACTTCACTGAACAACAGAAGGAACAAATCAAAACATTGGTTGCATCTGGAGATGTTCTAGGCGCACAAAAGTTGATTCTCGCTGAAGTTGAATCGCAGGTCGGTGGTACTGCAGCAGCAACCGCTACAGGTTTTGACCGAATGAAAGTTGCAATGGAAAATGTTGCCGAGGAGTTCGGTGCAATCCTGATTCCTTATATAGAAAAGTTCGCTAACTATGTGATCAACAAAGTAGTTCCATATCTCAGTAATCTCGCTGATGTTATTGGTGAGAAAGGTGTTGGGGCTGGCATCAAATTGTTGGCAGGTGACTTGCTTACAGCAACAACAAACATGGGAACATTCGGAAATGTGATTCTTGGACTTACTGCAGCGTTCGTTGCTTTGCGTTTAGTCGCTATGGCTGCAACAATTTCTATGACTCTTTTCAATGTCGCACTATTTTCTAATCCGATTGGCATAGTTGTTGCAGCAGTGATCGCTTTAGGTGTTGCTCTTGTCGCTCTGTACTTGAAGTTTGAGGTCGTTCGCACAGTCATTAACACTATTGCTCTGGTATTAAAAACCGCTTTCATGAATGTTATTGAAGCGGTATATAACGCTTTTGCAATGTTGTATAACGGTTTCGCTCAAGGCATTAACTTACTAATCAAGGCAGCAAACTTATTTGGTGCAGGTCTGACTGAAATAGAAATGTTGGGATATAAAGCGTTCACTGTGATTGGTAATGCTGCGGATACTGCCAAGAAAAAGATTGGCGGTGTTGCAGAGGTCGCTGGGGCTATGAGGGAAAAAGAGGGCGGAATCCAAAATGTTGTGAAAGCCTTGAACAATGTGAGCAATAGTGGTGCTGGCGCAGGGAAATCTGTTGAGACTGCTAAGGAAAAACTACAGAAATATATTGATGCGCTGAAGGGTATGAGTTCGGCACAGAAGTCTGCTCGTGATGCTGACAAGTCGTTGGTGAAGTCTCGCACGAGTCTTGCTGAAGCAACAACGAAACTTACTGATGCACAGGCATATTTCAATCAGGTAGTTGCTGGATATGGTGCGAACAGTAAGCAGGCTAAGGATCGTCAGGTCGCTTTGCGTAAAGCACAGGGCGCAGTTGAGAGGGCTGGATATGATGTTGAAACATCAATTTTTGCTGTAACACAAGCCGAAAAAGATTTGGCAGCAGTTCGTGCTGATCCTGAATCATCCGCACAAGCAATTCGTGAGGCAGAGATCTCTCTCGCTGAAGCAAAACTGGGTGTAAAGGATGCAACAGAGTCACAGGTTGAGGCAACTAATGCGCTTACTGAAGCAGAGACACTATTGGATGAGGCTATTAATGGTGCGAAGGAAGGTAGTGATGCATACACCGAAGCCTTAGACAAGTTGAATGATGCCAAGAAAACACAGGTAGATGCGACTGATGCAGTCACGGAAGCGATTGAACGACAAACAGAAGCAACAGATCGTTTGCGTGAAGCAGAGGAAAAAGCACAAGCGGCACGAGTTGGTGTAAAGGCTGGAGATGCTACAGCAGCAGAAGCAAAGGTCGGTGTGACCCCACCACCAGCAGTGCAGGGTGGTGCATTTGGTTCGTTTATGGAGGCGGTGCGTGGACTTCATCCAAACTCTCAAGCGTTGAAATCAAGTACGCCTGTTACTGATGCCCGTAAGCAGTTCCCAAAACTTTATTCCGAATACAAGGCAAAAGGTTTAGCGATGGCGCAGGGTGGAATCGTCACGAAACCAACACAACTGCTCGCAGGTGAATCAGGTGCGGAGGCAATTATTCCTTTAGATAAGTTGCAGTCAGGCATGACAGTTAATGTCACGATTAATGCTGGCATGGGAACAGATCCAGCAAAACTAGGTGACGAGATCGTAGATGTTTTGACTAGGTATCAACGCAGGAATGGTGCACTACCACTGAAGGTTGCGTGACATGACAACAATGGCATGGGGTGAGGACATCCAAATATTCATGGAGTTGGGGTTTCCAGTTAATCCTTTCACTCTGGATGATGCGGTGCTCGGTGTTCTGGATGAGGATTATCTTGACGGCACTTTGATTGGTGACGATGTGTCGCAGTATGCACAAGATCTTTCTATATCACGGGGTCGCTCTGACCAGTTACAGAACTTTAACGCAGGTACTTGTAGCGTTCGCCTGTTGAATCGTGACAGAAGGTTTGACCCAATCAATGAAAGTTCCCCATATTGGAACAGCACTCTAGGTGTGTCGGGTGTTGCACCACGCAGAAAGGTAACAGTCGTTTCTGATGGTGTTGCTTTATTTACTGGTCGTATCACAGACATAGATGTTTCCTACGAACCGAACAACCCTGATGCAACAACCGAGAACAGTTATGTGACTATCACAGCATCAGATGACTTCGTGCTATTGGCAAACACTTTCACAGAGAACGCTTTAACGCCAACACAGGAATTGTCTGGCACACGAGTTTCTACAATTCTTGATTTGCCTGAAGTCGGATATCCTGCGACTAGAGATATTGATACAGGGTCGGCAACTCTGGGTGGTGGTGCAACATTTGAGATTGGTGCGAACACTAATGTTCTGACCTATCTGCAACAAGTTGCTACTAGCGAGCAGGGCTATTTCTTTATCGCAGCAAATGGTGATCTGACTTTCACCGACCGTATTGCAGCCTCGTTTGCAACACCGAGTGCAACCTTCTCCGATACTGGAAGCAATATTCCGTACACGAGCCTTTCTGTTATGTACGGGCAAGAGTTCCTGTACAACAAGGTGGTGTGTACCGTTGAGGGAGGCACGGATCAAACAGTTAATAATGTGGCATCCCAAACCGAATATGGAATTTCAACCCTCAACCTTTCAGGCTTGCTGTTAGTGGATGATGCTGCAGCATTGACTCTGGCAACAGATCTGTTAGACAGGTACAAATTGCCCGAATATAGGTTTGACAAATTGCAGACGATTTACAATCCGTTAAGTTCTGGGGATCAGGGAACTTTAACGGCTGTTGATTTGGCTGATGTAGTGAGCATTACTCGCACCTACCCTACGGGTACACCAGCCAGTGTGACTAAGCAGTACAGTATTGAGAACATCCGCCATGTGATCAGCCCTAGTTCGCATACTGTTGAATATGGGCTAGCGGTAGCGGATCTGGTCTATCCATTCATTCTGGATGATGCAGTATTCGGTGTGATGGATTCAACAAACGCACTAACATAAAGTGTTACACTCGGAGGCATTATGGCAGGCGCAGGCGCAAAACTCTTTACCAGTGGGGCTGTACTTACAGCAGCACAGGTCAATACATTCCTGATGGATCAGGCTGTGATGGTGTTCGCCAGTACAGCAGCCCGTGATGCAGCCTTTGGTGGTGCAGGTGAGCCAACACTTAGTGAAGGAATGATTTGTTATATTTCTGATGCAAACAGTTTGCTTTATTACACTGGCACAGCGTGGTCTGCGCTTGGTGAGGATGATCAGTTTGTTTTAAGTTCGCAAGTATTCGGGTAAAGGAAAACTCATGGCAACATTTAGCAAGCAAATCCTTAGTGGTTCAACAGACGGAAAACAAATCAAAGTTGCACAAACTGCCACAGCAGGCACGCTGATTCACACAGGTTCAACAACCACGACAACACTTGACGAGGTTTGGTTATATGCAGTAAACACTTCTGCTACTGCTGTCAAACTCACCATTGAATGGGGTGGTGTTGCGTCACCTGATGATCATATTGAATACACTGTTCCTGCAGAGAATGGTTTGTATCTGATCGTTTCAGGCTTGTTGTTGAAAGGCAATGCAACAGCATTGAATGTTCGTGCCTTTGCAGCCACAGCCAATGTGATCTGCATTTCTGGTTATGTCAATCGCATAACTGCGTAGGCTTAACCATGCCAAAGTTTGATCGTGCGCTGTTCGGTGGTACTTCGGTTAGTGGTTGGGTTTTAGCACCACGATCTAGGCGTGCTAGTAGCAATCAAACTAATAATTACTGGAACGCCATAACTAGTGCTCCTACTTCATATGAATCTATTGCTTCATATTCAACAACTCTGAATGGCTTGAACTCAATCACTTTTAGCAGCATCCCACAAACCTTTAAGCATTTACAAATCAGAACATCAACTGTTGCCACAACGGATGGTTACATTGAAAGCAGATTTAACAGCGATTCGGGGTCTAATTATGCTTGGCACATTGTGACTGGTGAAGGTTCGGCTACTGGTGCAAGCGCACAAACTTCACAGAACAAACTGCGTATTACTGCGTTTAATAATCAGATGGACTCAACGAACCCGTATGTTTCTGTAACGGATATTCTTGACTATACAGACACCAACAAGTACACAACGATCAGAACTCTGTCAGGTAAAGATTCAAACGGTGCTGGCGATATGAATCTAATCTCTGGTGTCTGGTTGAACTCTGCTGCTTTGACTTCCATCCAACTTTTCTTAAGTCCTACTTCTGGTAAGACTTATTTAACTGGTTCACATATTGCTTTGTACGGGATTAAGGGGTAGTTATGCCAGCAACATACGAACCAATCACAACACAAACGCTAGGGTCAGCGCAGGCTTCCGTTACCTTGTCAGCAATCTCCGCAACATACACCGATTTGGTGTTGGTGGTGCAAGGAACAAGTACTGTTGATGAACCAATTTTGATGCAATTCAATGGTGATACTGGAAGCAATTACAGTTGGACACAACTGGGGGCAGACTCAGGAAGCGGAGTATTTAGTAGCAGGGCAACCAGCCAAACCAGCATACGCATCGGATTTAGTAGCACCGCACAGGGGAATCACATAGCGCAAATCATGAACTACTCAAACGCAACCACATACAAAACAAACCTGTCTCGTTCAAATAAAGGCGCTGCTGATGTTCGGGCGATTGTTGGTCTTTGGAGAAATACAAGCGCAGTTACTTCAATAACTGTTATTCAAAATGCTGGTTCATTTTCTTCTGGTTGCACATTCACCTTGTACGGAATCAAGGCTGCATAATGGCTGTCACATATCAACTTATTGAGACCATCACGGTTGGTTCTGGTGGTGCAGCCAGCATTGCTTTCGCATCAATCCCACAGACTTACACGGACATCAAAGTTGTTATGTCTTTGAGGGCAAGCGATACAGCCACACAAATACTGTTATCACTAAACGGCTCTACATCTAACTTCTCTGCAAGGTTCTTGATTGGTGATGGAAGTACTGTGCAGACTGGAACATTGGCAAGATATGTTGGTGCTTCAACACCATCCTCATTCACCGCAAGCACATTCGGAAATGCCGAACTGTACATCCCGAACTATGCTGGAAGTGCCAACAAATCATATTCTGCTGACGCTGCGGTTGAAACCAATGCAACTGGTGCTTATTTAACCTTTGTTGCTGGTCTGTGGTCAGACACTTCCGCAATCACATCACTTACTCTCACAGGCAACACAGGAAACTTTGTTCAATATTCATCAGCATCCCTTTACGGAATCAAAAACAGTTAGGAAAATATCATGGCAACAAAACTAGTAGTGGATTGTTCAACAGGCATCACAACCGAAGTTGAATTGACGGATGAGGAAGTCGCACAGCGTGAGGCTGATGCAGCAGCGTGGGCTGTTGAACTTGCAGAGCGTGAAGCACAAGCGACAGCGAAGGCTGAAGCGAAAGCGTCAGCAGAGGGCAAACTTGCAGCGTTAGGTTTGACGGCTGATGAGATTGCAGCACTCATTTCATAGTCGCTGGCTGATCTTTCTACCTGTTGCGTTGTTTGCATTATTTGCACCACAACCTGCAGAGGCATCGCAGGTTGGTCTGCTGGTTCGTGGGTATCAGATAGATGAGATACCACCAACGAAGTCGGATCTTGCTTACCCAATGTGCGGTAGCAACATTGAACCGTTTATTAATGCGACTTGGGATTATGAGCAAAATCTTTTTGGTGAGTGCGGTTGGGATTCCTTCATGCTGCATTACACAGGATTCATTCAGATCCCTGAACATCAAACGATTGAGTTCTTTATTGCATCGGATGATGGTGGAACAGTAAAGATTGGAACAGAGGAGTTCGGGGTCTGGGAGGATCAGGGATGTTCCGCTACCTATACAGGGCAGATACAAATTGACGCTGGCACACGAGATCTGGATGCATGGTTTTACGAGAACGGCGGTGGAACTTGCTTCATGTTGGCTTGGAACATTGATGACAGAGGGTGGGAGATTATTCAGCCCGAGTTTTTTACGAGTGAGCCTTTAGTACCAGAGACAACTTCCATACTTGAAACGCCAACAACGGAATTAGTAGTAACGACTTCAACTATTTACCAGCCCAGTACAACGGCAGCACCAGAAACAACAGCAGCATTGCCCCAAACAACCTCATCTACGAATCCCACTTCTCTATCTGTTGAAACAACCACGACAGCCCCAAGAGAGCCAGACCCAATACCCCTGCCAATACCGCTACCAACCCCAGAGCCAAATACATCTGTTCAGACTACAGAACCAGAGCCGATAGAAACTACGACTACACAGCCTGAACCAGTTGAAGTGGTCACTACTGATCCTGCAACGACTGTGCCTATGATCCCGTCAGACAGCACTGTAAGCCTCCCAGAGCCTTCGGAAACCTCAACCAGTGTGGAAGTTACCCCGACAACTTTCTTTTCCCCTGATGAACCCCTAACTAGTGAACAGTTTGAGGAAGTGCTGACCGCCTTATCGGAAGCGACCCCAGAACAGATCGGTGAAATTGTGGACACAATTCTAAATAGTGAGATCACATCAGAACAGGCTGAACAACTGGTCGCCTCACCCGAGATCCTTTCAGCCGTAACCCCTGAACAAGCACAACAACTTTTTGAGCAGGTAGAGGAAACTCAACTATCAGAATCAATGGCAGCCGTTATCGCTGACGCATTAAACGACCCAAGCGTTTCTGATGAAGTCAAGGAAGTCTTTGAGGAGTCAATCAACATTTTTGGCAATGATGGTTTCGCAACATATGTTCCTACTGGATCTGCAGTGAATGTTGCTGTACGGCGCACGATTATCGCAGGCACTACAATTCTGGTCGCTTTACCTTCTCCAGTTTCCACGAGGCGCACATGAAACGAATCCATGATTACCTAATAGAGAATGCATGGGTATGGGCTGGCACAGGTTTAGTGTTGCTCACTCTCTCTGGAACTACCTTGCGACAGGCTCTCTGGATTACTTGTCTCACGGTGCTAGTACACTTCGTGGCAACAATGTTAAGGAAAGGCGACCCAGAATGAAAAAGGTACAAGATGTCACAGGCAGAATTGTTGCGTTGTTTCTCACTAATGCGTTGGGTGTGATTACAGGTGCATCAGTTATCGCCCCCGAATTAGAAATCTGGAAGGCTGCAGCATTGGCTGGAGCAGTGTCCGTATTCAAGGTCGTTGAATCTCTCGCTCGTGCAAGTGTGGATGGAAAACTTACCGCCGATGAAATTGATGCAGCGTTCGGTGCTACACCTAAAAAGATTGCAGCCAAGAAGGCAGCAAAGTGAAACGCCCGTACACTGGTAACAAGGATGGGGCTGCAGTAGGAGAGCATCCACAACTCACCGCTTTGATGCGAGAACTATTTAAGGCTTATTCGCCTGCGTTGTGGAACAATGGTTCGTGGGGTGTTCGCAATATGCGTGGCAAAGAATCTTTGTCCGTTCACGCTACGGGTCGTGCAGCCGATATCTCATGGCGAAACATGGGTGATGGGAAGCGTGGTGTCGCTAAGGGTGGTCGCAAGTATGCGATGAGTGCAATGGACTATCTGGTCAAACACGCTGACGCTTTAGGGATTGAGATGATCATTGATTATTTTCCTGCGCCACACGGTCGTGCATCTAAGTGCGATAGAGATATGGCATGGCAAAAGTACACAAAGGAGACAGTTCATGGTGCACCTAACGGCGATTGGTTCCATGTTGAAGTGGATGGCAAGAAGTCATCTGAACAGATTAAGGCTGTATTCGCACAGAATCCGCCAGAGCAAGTAGTCGTTGGTGCATAGATGGATATGGGGATCGCTGCAGTAGTTGTCGCTTGTATCACAACGGTCGGTGGCATTGTGGCTGGATTCATGCAATCATTTAAGAAAGAGACCAAAGAGGCACGGAAGGAGAACCGTGAGGATCATGCAGTAGTGCAGATGCAACTAAAGATGATCTACAAGGGCTTGAATAAAGTGGACGACAAGTTAGATAAACATATTCAGGATCACAGAGAAGGTGAGAGCAATGGGAAAGTTACTCAAGCAGATAGAGGCAACGCCAGTTAATACTGGAGGGAAAAGGTCATCAGTTGATCTGGCGATACAGTCAATGCAGGGAGAGGACAAGACCGACTTGGTGTGCGCTCTGCACAACGCAACGATTTCTGCGTCAGTGTTGGCTCAAGTCTTGAATGATAACGGCGTTAATGTGACACGCACTGCGATTATTCGCTGGCGTATGAGGGAAGGTGTGTGATGGGTTTAGGTGATCAGATCAATGATGCGTTAGAAGTAGAGAACAGTGGTGAGTTACTGCGTATGCGCAAGCAGCGTGACAGTTATGCCAACCAGAATGTTCGGCTGCAAACAAAACTTGAGGAGTTAGAAAAGGCACTTTCGTTTGTGGATCAGGTGGATGGTCTGGCAGTTCAGCCTCCTATATGGCTCGCACCAGCGAAACCGAAGGCTCATGCTGCAACTCTTGTAGTCATGTTGTCAGATACACACTTTGACGAAGTAGTTAATCCAGAGGAGATGGAAGGACTAAACGCCTACAACCGTCAGATTGCTGTGATGCGATTAGAGAAGTGGGCACAGAATGTCATCAAACTTTCTCGCCACTATCTATCAGGTGTGAACTATGACGGCGTGGTGATCATCCTCGGTGGCGACATTTTCTCTGGAGATATCCACGAGGAACTAGCCCTCACTAACGAGGACACGATGATCGGCTCACTTTTGTTCTGGGCTGAACAGTTGTCAGGTGCGATTGAATTGCTGACCACAGAGTTCAAGAAGTGCCATGTCGTATCGGTAGTGGGTAATCATGGTCGTACTACACGCAAACCGAGAATGAAGCAGAGAGTCAAAACAAACTTTGATTGGTTACTTGCCAAGATGGTTGAAAGAACATTCAGCAAAGACAAGCGAGTCACCTTCACGATCCCTGAATCTGCAGATGCACTAATCAATATCTATGAGCATGGTCATCTGATAACGCACGGGGATCAGGTTTCAGGTGGTGGTGGTATCGGTGGGATCTATCCGCCGATCATGAGGATGAGAGCACGGAAACACCAGCGATACATGGTGACAGGGAAATCATTCCAAACCTTATGGCTCGGTCACTGGCATCAATATATTTCCACCCCTTCAATGATCGTGAACGGAAGTATGAAAGGTTATGACGAATACGCAATGCTGATGGGCTTCGGCTTTGAGCAACCGCAACAAGCATTAGCGATTGTTACACCCGAAAGAAACATAACTATCCAAGCACCAGTATTCTGTGCCGATAGGAAGTTGGAAGGGTGGTGAGTGGTGGCAACTTTTGTGGAGATCGTTTGGCATGATGCACACGCAGACACAACAACATGGATTGAAAAAGATGAGATCAGTGAGAACCCTTGTGTAGTTGTTTCGTGTGGCATTTTGTTGCCTGAAGCGAAACCAGATCACATCGTGTTGAGTCAGTCAATGAATAGTTACGACCAGTTGGATTGCGTGTTATCTGTTCCAGTTGGGATGGTTCAATCAATGCGAGTGTTAGGCAGTGGACTGGATGCATCCGAACATCTAGCCTGATCAAGTTGCGTGATGTTCTCCTTCTCCGTTGCGCAACAAATTGGTTGAGTAACCCCGTCTCCTAGTACGAGATGGGGTTACTCCCAAAAAGTGTTGAAAATATTTTTAAGATTTTTTTTGAGCGAGTAACCGTAAGGGCGAACTTTCTGTTTTGCGCACTTTTTGATTTCATGTGATTTGCAACATGATAAAATGTATGTATCAGTTACAAACTGATTGATTCAAGAGGAGGATCAACATGAGTAAGCAAGTCAGATGGAAGTGTGCAATTTGTGATCATGGATTACTTGCACCAACGAAACCACGAAAGAATGATGTGCGCAGATATTGTCTGCCATGTTCATCTAAATCTGGGAAACTAGTTGAGAGAGTTGCACCGTCACTAGAAAAGAAACGAGAGCAGCGTAGTGCTGTTATCAAAGAACAGAACAAGGTGAAGCGTGAGCGCACTGCAACAAAACTACAACCGTTAAAGGAAAGAAAGAAAAGAGAAGCGCAACGCCAACGAATCTTTGAGAAAGAAGCGGATCGCATCTGGGCATTGTTCTTTCCGAATGGAACTACACGCAAACGCCCACCGATCAAGTTGGTGTATTCAAGAAATGGTGGCGTGTCTGGTCTGTGGGATGGTTGGACAGTACTCGTGCGAATCTCACGTCGTAGTCGTGGTGGTGCTACTGAATGGGAAACACTTGCGCACGAATTGTGTCACGCTGTAGTTGGATCTCGTCACAGAGATAATGAAGGATCGCACGGTCGTACCTTCTACACAACATTGAAACCAGTGATAGAGAAGCGGTGGGGTGTGCGAATGGATTGGTCATTCATAAATGGATACACCGATACATCTAAGTCGTGGGGGTACAAGGTTGATTGGGCGATGACCGATCAGTTACGAGAGTCGGGCAAGGTCAAGTTTGAGTACCAGCCAGACGATCTGGGGGTTCGCTGATTCCCGTGCTGGCAAAGGTGCAAAACAAATACTTGCAATGGGTGTGGGCTGCACTGTAAGTTTCTTTCATGGGGAAATACCCCAGAGATTCAAGAGGAGGATCTGAAATGCAAAAAGTAATTGGTAGAAAAACGATTGAGCAAATTCAAGTTGGTGATGTAGTTGGTTTGATTGGAAACTGGCTCAACTGGACAGATCAATATGATGAGCGACTGGTAACAGTTCTTGATATTCAAGAGACTGATGGAGTGATAGAGCGTTTTATTCCTGCAGGAACAAGGTTCTATCTCGTCACTTGCTCTGATGGACATACTTACACGATCAGCAGCATGGATCGCAAATACTTCATCTTTGCAAAGGAGGTGAAGTGATGAATACTGCAGAAAGAATTGAGTGCGGTGGTTTTGGTGCGCACAGTTGGTGGGAGAAAAACAAGAGTCGCTGTGAGCGAATCGGTGCTGAACAATGGTGTGATCATTGCCATAAAGAAATGACCGAAGGCACTGGATGGGTGGTGAATTGGAAGTACAGCAACGATTCCCTGTATCCGATTGATGCTGAAAAGTTTGAGCATCGCATTGTTGGTAATGAGTGCATCAAAAACTTTTTGACCAAAGATCAGTATGCAACTTTTGCAAAGAGACTGGAGGTGAAGTGATGAACGCAACCGAAATTGTTGCTGATGCAATAGCCGAGTATGGTCGCCCGTTGTGGGTCGCTCATGTTCCTAAACCAATCAGGGATGCTGTACCACTTGAAACGCTGCGTGAACTTGTGCGTAGTGCCAAGTGGAGTACTGAAGGTGCAGCGAAGCGTGAAGCGTGGGGCGACCTCATGGTGTATTGCCGAGAGAATGTCTTTGAGTCTGTAACCGTGAACGATCTTGAGGATGTGTGTGGGCTTTCTGTTCCTACGATCCGAAAGTTCATTACAGATCGCCCAGATATCTTTCGGAAGGTGCAGCGTGGTGTCTGGGAGATCCGTGATCCAGAAGCAGATCGCAAGGCTGGCAGATAACTCTGTTACACCCCTTGAGTAGAACTAAATCAAACAACAAACAGAGGAGAAGGAAAATGCAAGTACTACCCAAACAAAAACATGGCAGTAAGGAATGGCTGTTAGCAAGATGGAAGGATCAGGACGGGAGATGTGTATTCGGTGCATCTGATGTTCCAGCCCTGATGGGTGCAAGCCCATACAAGACTCGTGGTGAATTGTTCGCAGATAAAGTGAATGAGCCTGTACCGAGTGAGGAAACTGCAGCGTTCAGACGAGGCAACCTTTTGGAGAGACCACTACTAGAGGAAGCGTCAAGGATTCTTGGCACAAACATATTCACCCCTGAAGTGATTTATCGTGACGGGCGTTTGTCTATCAGTCTGGATGGTGTGGACAATGAACAGAACCCAACGGTCGTTGTTGAGGCTAAGACTTCAACGAGGTACAGCATCTATAAGAGTGAGGATCTACCAGACGAATGGCTGTGGCAAGGTTGGGCACAACAAGCAGTGCTTCAAGTGCCTGTATGGTTCGTGGTGTTGGATCGTGACCAGCGCATATCTGTAGTTGAGTTGCCAGAGAATCCTGCAGCGATTGATGCACTACAGATTGAGACCGCCGTATTCGGTGGGTGGGTAGATGGTGAACCAATGGATGAGGACATCAACAACTTCAGTGCAGCCGATATTGCACGGATCTGGAAACCAACACCTACGAGTGTGGAACTTCCTGCGAGTGCAGTGGATTGGGCTTCACAACTTGAGGAGGCTCGTGCAATGGCGAAGCAGGCTGCAGACTTGGAGAGCAAGGCGAAGGATGCTCTAGCCCAGATGATGTTGGGGAACGAGATCGGTACGGTAGATGGTGTGCCGTTGGTGACTTGGAAACAACAAGCAGGCAAGAGTTCGCTGGACACTAAACAGTTGAAGGCTGATCACCCAGAGTTAGTTAGTCAATATGAAAAACAAGGCGCACCATTTCGTGTGATGCGTGTAACGAAAGGAAAAGGAAAATGAGTGAGGAATTGAACACGGCACTACTTCGTGCAGTACTGGATCAGTACGCAACACCAGATCCAAAGATCGTGGGAACTATCCCTCGTAACGGAATCAATTTGGCGTATGTAAGTCATGCGGATATCACCAAGATTCTGATTGAGGTTGATCCGTCTTGGAGTTGGCAGCCGATTGAGTGGGTGAATGGACGACCAGCAATCAATGTTGAGAATGGCACAGCAACTATGTGGGGAACTCTCACGCTATTAGGCAAGTCAATGCTCGGTGTTGGATCTGTTCGTGCAGATAAGCAGGATCTGGACAAGGAACTTGTCGGAGACTTCCTGCGAAATGCTGCAATGCGATTCGGTATTGCGTTGTCTCTCTGGTCAAAACAAGATTGGTCTGATAACACTACGATCACTAGCCTTCCTGCAGCACAGATGAAACGAGCAGAGGAAGCGAAGCCGTATGTGCAGAATCATCCTGCGAAGGGAGTTCCTTCACCTAAGGTCGTGCAAGATTTTGTGAACGATAGTGAACCAACACCACAGGAGATTGCAGAGATCGCTGCAGCGTTCAGTGCGACACCAGTTGAGAACATCACACCTATATCAAGGGCGAATGTTTCTGGAGGCAAGGCATCTGAAAAGCAGAAAGGATTGATCAGCAAACTTGCGAAGGAAAAGGTGAACGGTGACTGCGTACCAGTGATGCAGGAACTATTTGGAAAGACCGCCGTAGGTGATCTGACTAGCAAAGAGGCATCAGGACTAATCAAATATCTGATGGAGTTGCGGTGATTCCTTTTGAGGAGATGGATGCGTTACGAGGCAGGATGATTGACATACTCGTAGATCTGGCTGCAGCATCTCGTGCTGTGGTCAGGTCTGATGGTACGGATCGTTTGTCTATAGAGGAACTACGCACAGCCCTGTACACATACAATGAATGGTTAGGTGAGGATGAAGCGTGATCACTGGCGTGAGGATGCAATATGTGTAGGGCAACCGTTAGAAGTATTTTTCCCTGCAACATTGTCCGAGGATCGTTGGGATCTAGCGAAAACAGTATGCAAAGAATGTTCCGTCAAAAAAGAGTGCCTCAAGTTAGTGATTGGTCTGCCAGAGGATGACGATAGGTGGGGTGTGTTCGGTGGTTTGTCACCCGCAGATCGGCGTGTAATGCGTGACAAAATCAAGCGAGGGGTTAAATGATTGCGATAGGGCAGAGTGCGTATCGTTGTATGTGTAAAGAACCAATACCAGAGAAACCGTTGTGCGGTGATAGAGGAGTAGAGGACGATGAGTGACGAAATCAGATTAGAGCGAACAGAGGTTGGTGGTCAGATCACTTATATTCCTCAAGGTCGCATGATGTACACGATTGCAGAATATAAAAGGCTGCAGGATGATCGTGATCGTTGGCGTGACTTGTGCAAACTTTTTGATGATCATTACATCTGTGAGGAGTGTTCCGCTCAGGGTGCAATATGTTTACAAAAGTGTGAGAATCCTTTACACGCTATTCAGCGTGCGGTGTATGAATTGGATGATGAAATCCAATGAGTCATAAACATGAAGTGCGAGAGTTCGGATTTTTTTGCCCTGATCTATATATGCAAGATGATGCTTTGCGGTATGGCATAGAGCGACTTAAGTTGCTGGAGTTTGACATCTCTTTAATGAAACAAAATCTAGTTCGTGTTGGCGATCCATCTTTTAAGTGGAAACAACAACTTCATGTTTCTGGAGAATCAAATTCAATGTGTTCAATTATTTGTGAAGTGCGAGAGTTTGTTTATGGATGAGCGTAAAGGTGAATGTCAAGGCAATCAAGAAAAATGCAACCTAGATGGGTGTCCGAAGTTCGGCACTCTGGGTGTTGCTGGTCGTGATGGGAAACGCCGTATCAAGGGGTGTAGTGATCCTGCAGCCCGAGGGAAAAGGTCTCGGCAGAAGGGATTGAGCAAGCAGCGCACAGCACGGAAGCGTCTCGGTGTTGCACCTTCACATAAGTTCGGTGATGGTAACGAGGAACGCTGGAATGATGCACTGTTCGCTAACGAAGTGAAAGCAGGAAAACAGATCCAGCCTGCAGTGAACGCTTGGATGCGCATAGAGGCACAGGTAAAAAGTAACGAAGCCGATTTTGGTTCACGCCGTAAGCCTGCGAGGGCTGTTCTGATGCCCGATGATTGGGGCAAGGAAGGTCTCGTCAT